AAAAAACACAAAAGAATAATATAGAGATATTAAGTAATTGTATAGTAATTCAAAAGCAAACATATTCGAGGGGGAATAAACAATGAACATTATTAACAGAATATCAAGGAAAATGAAAATAGCTAAATCACTCAAAGTCAATATGATAGATGTAGACAGATTAATTCAACTTATAAAAAAAGAGGTACAAGCTAAATGATAACTATAGTATTAATGATTGTTAGTGCGTGTCTAGGATATGGAGTGGCTTGTATGATGTTTATTGCAGGTGAGGCACAAAGACATGACTAAAATTGACGAGTGTATAAAGAATAAAGATTGGGGAGCATTAGCACTTATAACAAGTGAAGCAATAAAGATAATGAAAGCAAGAGAATTAAAGTTTAAAACTATAAAGGAAAATAAAAATAAAAGTAAAGAAGCAACTGCCTATGAAGTTTGCAGAGGTAAAAAGATTAAATTAAGAAAGAAGTGATACTGTGGGAATGACAACTAAACTAACTGTTACAGACACACAAGAAATGAATAGGTTATATGATGAAGGTAACACATTAGCATACATAGGTTATAAATACAAAATGAATCCTTCTAGTATCAGCCGATATATTTGGAAACCTAGACCGAGAGGGAAACAACTAGCTATCACAGAAGAAATAGGACAAGCAATCCATAAGTTAAGAGATAAAGGCTACAGTTACTTAAAAATAGAAAAGTCAGTAGGAGTAAGCAGGAGTGTAGTGTGGCTTTACTTGAATAAATAAGGGGGTTAAAGAGTGAGTATAAGGATAGAAACTATATTGAGGGAGTACAGAACGAAGAAATCTTTAGTAGATACTACAATGGCTAGAATAGAAGCCTATTGCAATGTAATAAACAACCCTACTTTAGTATCAGAATGGTTAGAAAGTCCATGCGGTGGAGAGTTAGGGATGCCTAGGGCAAAGAATAACACATCATCAGTAGAAAGAGAAGTTTGTAAAAAGGAACTCACTATAGAAACAATTAAGGAATGGATAGCAGAAGACCAGGCAAGAATATTTAAAACTACTATAGAAGTTAAACAAATAGAAACCGCTATGAATGCATTAACTAAGCAAGAGAAATATATAATAGAGTTTAAATACTTTGAGCGTATGTGTTGGAAAGGTATAGAGTTAAACTTCAATGAACAGTTTAGGCAACAGAATTACATTACTGATAGTGGAATTAAGAAGATAAATGCACAGGCCATGGCTACACTACAAACCATATTAACACCATTTTACAGTAAAATAGCTTAAAAAGGGTAGAAAATGGGCAATATAGGGGCATTCATAACGTGTAATTTATGTTATAATGATATTGTCAGAACGAACATAGAAGTATAGAACACAAAAGATGGCTTGATATATCCCCCCAAGATATATTTACACATAGAAGAAGCATTTAGGCTAGAGTAGCTTAGGTGCTTTTTTACTTTATTAAATAATAAACAGAAGGTGATAATATGAATATTGTTGCTAAAGATAAAAGAGATAAAAGAGATAAAGAAAGAATTGCAAAATACATGATGGAACAACTAGAGAAAGAAGCAGAGTGGCGAGAGTATGAACTAAAAGTATTAGATAGAATGATGACCGAAAGAAGTGAAATTAATATAGCAAGATGTAAAGGGAGATATTAAACATGAGAAAGAAACTTATACAATTTAAAAATGCTATAAAATATACTTTTGTGAATATTGACTTTAACCAACTACTTCATTGTGGAAGATTATATACAGGTGGATACATGAGTTTGGCAACATATAAAAGAATATCAATTAAATGGAATAATAGACCCTCACAAAATCAATTCTAAGGCACTTTAAAGATAGGGTGCTTATGTTTATACCTAAGAGATATTAAATAGATAGGAGAGTGGATTAAGTGATAGATAAAGATAGTTGCCATTGCGAGGAATGTAGAGTCTTACCACTAGGGATAGGACATTGGTCGGACTGTGCAGTGCATCAAGAACCATGTGAACCCAACGGAGAATGTAATTGCGTTTTATACATAGATAGTTTAACACCACAAGATAATCAAGATAGGATTAAAAGAATAACGAATAATATATTATAGATAGGGGAGTGTACTATGGCTTACAAAGGCAATAAAGATTATAAACTAGATTGCAATTGTAAGTTATGGCTATACGTCACTGGTGATTGTCAGTTTCCTGCTAAATATGATAAGGAAACGATGAGGTACATTAATAAACATAAAAGACAAAGAGATAAAAGAAATATAGAAAAGCATTTAAAGGAGGAAAAGCCATGAAAGAAACTGACCAATACATCCCAACCGCAGCAGAGAAAAGAATACTTGAAGTGGCTTTAAATCCCGATTCTTTTACAATGAATATAAAAGAACGTTGTCAAGCTGCTAAAACATCAAAAGAAACGTGGTATAAAGCTATGTCAAAGAAACCATTCACAGACCTTTTAAATAATCTTACAATGGATATGTTAAAAGGAAAAGTGTCTAATATAGTTAATGCAACATATAAGTTTGCTACAACGGATAGTAAATGTGCTAGTGATAGAAAAGTATTACTGACTATGGCAGGACTTTACACAGACAAACAACAGATTGATTCAACAGTAGATGCTACGGTAACAAACAAATACGACCTAAGTGGACTCACTACAGAACAAATAAAAGAAGCATTGAAAGAATAATCGCAGTTACAAAGTATACTAGCATGTGCTTGATACACTGCATCAACGACTATTTAAACAGAAACGTCGAGAAATGATTATTTCACGACATTATTATAAAATCAACAATGAGGTATTTAAAGGGTTGAGTGAGGTTGCTCCACCGTAGCAATAGAATTTAATTGCAAATATGAAGAAAAAAGGTGGCTATTCTCAATTAGAAAGGTAAAAATCAAATAATAAGGTGGTTTTTTAATGTTTAATAAAAAGTATAAATATCACGTTGCTTATAATTATAATAGCAAAGGTGTAGATGGTTTTGGAAGTGTTGTTTGTATAAGTGGGTGTAAAATAAATAGTTCTGAAAGTATTCAATTTTTAAAATGCGGTATAGAAAAGGAAAATAGCTTTGATAATATAGTTATTTTAAACATAATAAAACTAAGGTGATTAAATGAAACTAACTAAGCAACAACAAATAGAGTTAAGAAAACAAATGGAATTAGAATTGTGTAGAAGGGATTTTTATTTATTTTGCGTTCATATGGATAGTGGCTTTTTTACAGAGGGTAAACCTCATTTAAAATTGATTGCAGATGCATTGCAAGAGGTTGCTGATGGTAAGTTGCAGAAACTAGCGGTAAGTATGCCACCAAGAGCAGGAAAGAGTTATATAACTTCCCTATTCTGTGCATGGCTATTAGGTAAATACCCACAAGGCTCAATAATGCGTAACAGTTACGCAGCTAAGTTAGCAGAGAAGTTCAGTAAAGATATTCGTGATGGACTTATTTTAAATCCTAAATTCTTAGAAGTATTCGAAAATGTAAAGGGTAGTGGGAGTATAGACAGTTGGAGTTTAACTACTAATACTCAACCTTCATATTTCTGTGCAGGAGTTGGCGGTGCTATTACTGGTTTTGGTTGTAAAACGGTTGCTATTCTTGACGATCCTATTAAAAACATTGAGGAAGCTTTATCAGAAACAGTTATAGAAAGTACTTGGAATTGGTATACATCAACTCACCTTTCAAGATTAGAAACAAATTGCCCTGAAATACATATAGCAACAAGATGGAGTAGGAAAGACCCTATAGGTCGTTTAACTGATGAATACAGTGAAGCATATAATCCAAGCTTTAAGATAATAAATATACCTGCATTGCTTGATAATGGACAAAGTTTCTGTGAAGAAATTAAAACTACCGCAGAATATATGGAGATTAAAAAAGTAACAGATGAATTTATATGGGAAGCTGAATACATGCAACACCCAGTAGAAAGCAAAGGTTTAATGTTTCCTATTGAATTACTTCATAGATTTAAAATGGATGAACTGAAAGGCAAACAAGATGGTATTATAGGCTTTACAGATACCGCAGATAAAGGAACAGATTTCTTATGTAGTCCAATAGGTAGACAGTACAATGATAAGGTATTTATTACTGATGTAGTATTCACACAAGATGGTGTAGAGATTACAGAGCCTTTAGTAGCACAACAGATAATAGATACTAAGTGTGATGTAATGGTAATAGAGAGTAACAATGGTGGGTATGGCTACACTAGAAACGTAAGGGAACTAATCAAAGGTAAAAGCAATTGTAGTGTTACCGCAGAGAATACAAGCCAAAACAAGGAAACTAGAATCATAATGAGTGCAGGATATATTAAAGACCATTTCTATTTTAGAAGTGATTATGAAGTCGGAAGTATGTACGATAAGTTTATGAGACAATTAACCTCTTACATAAGGCTAGGGAAGAATAAACATGATGATGCAGCGGACGCACTTACTGGACTAGCTGAAAGAGTTAAGAATAGAATATATGAAAAGCCTTTAACAGAGAACGAAGAACATGAAAGAGATAAGTATAATAAATTTGTAGAAGATTTCACTGGTGGCGGTATGCCAAAAGGATGGTGATTAAATGTTAATAGGTATTGCAATAGGTATTGTCATAATGGCAATGCTTTTTTTATGCGTTTATATAGGCACTAAGCTACAGTTTAAGCCTAAAGTACAAATACAAACTGAACAAGAGATTGAAGCACTACGCAAGCGTGATGAAGGTTTCAGTAACATCATGGACTATGACTATAATGTGGCTATAGGAAAGAGGGTGAATAAATGAGTGAAGTAACTAAAGATTGGGAGAAGTACCTAAGAGGTAAAAAGTATAATAACTCTTTAAAACCAAACTACTATGATACAGTAAACACTAACATAGAGTTTGTATCGGGTAATCAATGGCGTAATGTAGAGAGTAATGGACAACCTACACCAGTATTCAATATTATGAAACGTGCTATTACATTCTTTGTATCATTTATAGTATCAAGTAAGGTTAAAATCAAACTAAGTCCACTTGCTTATAATGAAGATACACAAGATCAAGAGCAAATATTCCAACAACATGCATCAGAGATTGCTACAAATGAGATTGATAACTTATTTGAAAAATTTAAAATGGAAAACAAAATAAGGGATGCTTGCTTTGACGCTGCAACAATGGGAGATATAGCAACACACATTTATTTTGACCCTAATGCAAAGCCTTACAATGGTATGTTAGGCGAACAAATGGGCGAGATTGAACTAGAGTTAATAGATGGTACTAACGTATTCCTGGGTAACGCTAACAACCCCAATATCAATACTAAAGTACAACCCTATATTATAGTATCGGGTCGTGATATGGTAGAGAACTTAAAAGCAGAAGCCAAACAGTATAAAAAGAATGGTGGAGAGAGTGACAAGGTAGAATCAGATACTAATACACAAGAGCAAGCAGGAGATATGGCAAGTATAGAGATAGAAGGAGATGAGTGGGGCAAAGCTTTATATATCATCATTTATAAGTACGACAAGGACACACAAACCATTAAGGTTAGTAAATGTACAGAATCGGCTTATATGTATAAAGATATAGATACTGGGCTTGCAGGATATCCAGTAGCACTATTCCCATGGGAGAAACAAAAGAATCAATACCATGGTAGAGCATTAGCAACTGGTATGATACCCAACCAAATATTCATTAATAAGATGTTTGCAATGGTAATGTATCACTTAATGATGAGTGCATTTCCTAAAGTTGTCTATGACAAAAACAAGATAACTTCATGGAATAATACAATGGCAGGGGCAATCGGTGTTAGTATGGATACTCCTGGAGATACAGTTAGGAACGCTGCTGCTTACATGGAACCTGGTAATATGTCTAATCAAATAACACAAGTAATAGATATGGCTATAAAGTACACTAAAGAAACACTAGGAATTAATGATGCAATAATGGGAGATATAAACCCTGAACAAGCATCAGGTGCAGCAATAGCTACTACAGTTAAACAATCTTCTATACCACTAGAAAACCCTAAAGCTAATATGTATGAGTGGGTAGAGAGTATAGGTCAAATACTTACAGACATGATGGCTACTTATTATGGAGAACGTCCTATAGTAATTACTAAAGATGGACAAAAGAGCATTGAAATGTTTGACTTCTCTATATTTAAAAACTTATGGATGAAAGTTAAATGTGATGTAGGTGCATCTACATACTGGTCGGAGGTTGCACAAGTCAATATGCTTAATCAACTACTACAAATGAAAGACCCATTATTCGGTATGATAGATTACTTAGAAGCTTTACCTGCTGAATATAGAAGTCAAGAATTAATAGATAGTGTAAAAGCTAAACAACAACAGTTAATGCAAATGCAGCAGCAACAACAACAAATGCAGATGCAACAACAAGGCATGCAAGAGGAACAGATGCAAGGACAACAAGCAGAAGCAGAATGGCAAGAACAACAAGCTAAAGAACAAGAGTATGAACAACTAGCACAGTTTATTGAAGGACTACCTGAACAAGTACAAGCCAACTTAAAGAAGTTACCTCCCGAAGTTATGGAGAAACAAGTAATTCAAATGATGAAGCAATCAGTTAATCAATCAATGAAGCCACCTACAAAATAGGGGGTTATTTTTATGCCCTTAGTATGGCTTTAAACTGCTAATACCCAAGGACTGCAAAACTATATAGCTTATAGGGATTTCGTCCACCACAAACAAGCTAAGGAGATTTTAAACTATGCCAAATGAAGATTATGCAGATTTTATAATAGCTGATAATGACGTAGCAGATGCTACCGAGGAAGTCGCTACCCCTCAAATAGATGGTGAAGAAGTTGAAACAGAAGCAGAGGGTACCGCGGAACCTACTGAACAAGTTGAAACTGAAAAAGCTAAAGAACTTACAGAAACACAGAGAGTGTCACAAAGGATTAATGAAGCAAAGCAACAAGCTAGAGATGAAGTATATGCAAATATGGAAATTATATGGAATAACAAGCCAATAACCACAGAAGCGCAATACAATCAAGCTTTAGCAGAACAGAAACAACTACAAGAGGAAGAAGCACAAAGAGAAAAATACCAAGCAAGTGACTTACCCGAAGAAGTTATTAATGAACTTTTAGAAAGCAGAAGAGAAAGAGAAGAACGAAAAGCTGAAAAAGTTGAAAGAGCGAAGCAAGAAGCTATAAATAATGACAATCGTACTTTTTTAGAATATTTTGCAAAAGAAAATGGTAGACAGTTTGATAACACAAAAGATGTTATATCAGAAGAGGTATGGCAAGAGGTTAGACAAGGCAAAAGCCTAGTAGATGCATATACAAGGCAAGAAGCCAAGGAACTCAAAGCAAAGTTAAAAGTATATACCCAAAATGAAACTAATAAGAAAAAGGCTCCAATGTCGCAAGGCATAGCAACACATGGTAGTGATGAGGTTGCTATTGAAGATGACTTCATGGCAGGCTTCAACTCTATACACTAAATAAAAGGTGGTTTTATAAATGGCAGTGAATTACGCAGCAAAGTATGATGGTAAGATAGTAGAGAGATTTAAATTAAAGTCCTTAACAGAAGCAGCAGTAAACAGAGATTATGAGTGGAGTGGAGTAAATACAGTTAATGTGTATACAGTTCCTACTACTGCACTTGTAGATTACACTCTTACTGGATCAGCTAGATATGGTGCTTCAACAGAACAAAGCACAACTATTCAAACAATGGTAGTAGCAAAAGATAGAGCATATTCGATCACAATAGATAAAAAGACTATGCAAGATACACCTTTAGCAACATTAGCAGGCAAAACACTTGCGATCCAAACAGATGAAGTAATAATACCAGAGGTTGATGTTTATAGACTAGCTGCAATGAGTGCTGCTGCAATAACAAACTTAGCAACTGCAACAGTAGCAATTACTGCATCAAATGCTTATTCTCAATTCCTTAAAGCAACAGAATGGTTTGGTAACAAGAAAATACCTCTTAATGGCAGAATAGCATTTGTATCTTATGCTTTCTATTCTTTCCTTAAACTAGACCCTGCATTTATGTTAGCATCTGATGTTGCTGAAAACATGAAGATTAATGGCATGGTTGGTATGGTAGATGGAGTTAAGATTGTAGCAGTTCCTTCAACTTACTTGCCTACTAGTGTAGCATTCATTATGTGTCATCCAAGTGCTACAGTAGCGGTTAAAAAGCTTGAAGATTACAAAACACATGATAACCCACCTGGAATCAATGGAGCATTACTTGAAGGTAGAATAAGATACGACGCGTTCGTACTTGATACTAAGAAAGATGCGTTATATAGCCATAAAATTATCTAGTTAGGAGTGATCTAATTGAAATTCGTTAAAATAGTAGAGGGTAAAGAAATAGTTATCGAATGTGATAATGAAAATCTTTACTCTTTGTATTTAAGAGAAGGTTTTAAGGAAGTTAAAGAAATTAAAGACAAAAAGAAATAGACTAGAGGGGATTAATTTCCCCTCTTATTTTTTTAGGAGGAAAGAAATGAGTATACACAAGCCCGCATATGAAGAAGCAACCGACATGATGAGGGTTATAGCAACCATGGCAGCAAATCAAACGATAAATATAGGTGCATTACCAACACCAACACCTAGGAATATAAATTCAGCAGCAACAACAAATTCAACAAACATTAAAAATACCGCAGGAACTTTATACAGTTTAGTAGCAAGTAACACAAGTGCATCAGCAAGATATTTAAAGCTATACAATAAAGCAACCGCACCAACAGTAGGAACAGATATACCTATATTAACAATAACGCTTAACCCTAGTAGCGTAACAGTTATTGAGTTAGGAACTTTAGGCTATAGATTCGCACTAGGATTAGGTATAGGCATAACTGGACTAGCAATAGACACAGATACAACAGTAATTGGAGTAGGTGAAGTCAAAGTAATGGCTTCGTATATATAAAGGCGGTGAAGTAATGGCTACATTTAAAATTAAAAGAGGAGATACGCTTTCCTTTTTAGCTAACATTAAAAACATTAATGGGGAGCCAGTTATCAATGAAGCAAGTAATATAAAGTCAGACATAGCAACAGAAAATGAAGT